AATTGGTGGTCCATCAAACTTTGTTGCTACTGGAATAGCAAGTGTATCTGATGGAGTACTTACCTCAGTACAGTTAGGTTATACTGGTGCTGGATATTTGACTTCTCCTGGTGTAACTATTTCTTCCCCAACAGGAGTAGCAACAGATTTTGTTGCAGCAGCAACAGCAATCATCAATGAAGATGGAAAAATAAGTGGATTTAATATAACTGATAGCGGACTTGGATACATTACAAATCCAACGGTAAGTGTCGCATCTCCTCTTGGACAAATTCCAGAGGGATACGCAAATGTCAGTGTTGCTGGAACTGTATATTCAGTAACTCTAACAAAAGCAGGTATTGGATATACTGATCCGCCAATTGTAAGTATTGCTAATACCGTAACTGATAGGGACTTTGCTATTGGATTTGCTACCGCAAGAGGAACTGCTATATTGAACAATACAAATAACGCGATCGATTATATCAGGATTGATGATCCTGGATCTGGATATCTAACACCACCAATTGTTACCATTGGAGATCCACCAGTGGTATCTGGAGTTGGCACTTTCTGGTACAACGAAGAAGTCGTTGGGTCTACATCTGGAACTAAGGCAAGAGTTAAGCGTTGGGATGCTGAAGATGGAATTCTCCAGATTTCCATTGAAAATGGTACGTTCCTAAATGGAGAAACAATTGTTGGAAGTTCTTCGTCCGCTATATATGTTATTGATAACTACATCAATAAGCGAGACGTTCCATCAGTATCGTCCGTAGAAAATATTGATGATTACGAGCAGAACGACGATATAGAATTTGAAGCAGACCAAATTCTAGATTTTACTGAATCAAATCCTTTTGGAAATTACTAATGCTAGGAACTTACTCTTATCACGAAATTATAAGAAAAACCATTATTGGTTTTGGTACACTATTCAATAACATCTATATCAAACATTATGATAAAGATGACACCAATGTTATTGATGAAATGCGTGTTCCCCTGGCATATGCACCGAGACAAAAATTCTTAGCAAGACTTACACAACAGTCTGAACTAAACAAGTCTGTTGCTATTACTCTTCCAAGAATGTCCTTTGAGATGGTTTCTCTACAATATGATTCATCAAGAAAGACTGGGGTAACTCAAACATTCAAGGCATCAGATGGAACCAATCTAAAGAAGGTTTTCATGCCTGTTCCATATAATATTGGATTTGAATTATCAATTTACTGCAAATTAAATGATGATGCTCTACAAATTGTTGAGCAGATTTTACCTTATTTTCAACCATCTTTAAATTTAACTATTGATCTTGTAGAATCAATTGGTGAGAAAAGAGATATTCCAGTTGTATTGAATAATGTTTCATTTACTGATGAATATGAAGGAGATTTTTCAACTAGAAGAGCACTAATTTATACATTATCATTTACTGCTAAAACCCATATCTTTGGACCTGTCGCAGATAGCACAGATGGTCTTATTAAAAAGGTACAAGTTGATACTTATACTAGTACCGATAGAGCAAGAGCAACTCGTGAAGTAAGATATACTGTAACACCAAAGGCACTTGAGGATAAGAACAATGATGGTGTAATTAATACTGTAGATGATGCTTTACTTGGACCATCTGATGATTTTGGATTCTCGGAAGATTGGGAATTTTTTACAGACTCCAAAAATTACAATAGATCATTAGGGGAAGATTTGTGATATGAATGATAATTTTGAAAGTTTAAATTTGGCCCTTAATACCGAGTCAAGTATAGTTGATGTTCAACCAGTAAAAACAGAAAAAGTAGAAGTAGAAAAAGAACAAAGCGGTGATATAAAAAAAGACTATGAGTATACAAGGGCTAATTTATATTCCTTAATTGAAAAGGGTCAGGAAGCTATTAATGGAATCATGGAACTTGCTGGTGAAGGAGCAAGTCCAAGAGCATATGAAGTTGCTGGTCAACTTATCAAAAGTGTTGCAGACACAACAGACAAACTAATTGATCTTCAAAAGAAATTAAAAGATATTGAAGAGGATACTCCAAAAACTACAAATAATGTCACCAATAATGCTCTATTTGTAGGTTCAACAACAGAGTTATCTAAACTACTCAAACAAGGATTCCTAAATAATAATACGTCAGATTCTGCCGATTGATGAAAAAATCCTGTAAACAAGGATATTACTATTGTTACACTGACAAAAAGTGTAAGAAAATACCTAAGGGATGGCATGTAATGCGCTCTGGGTATTTGATGAAAGATGATGAGCACGAAGAGGATGAAACCAAAAAGAATGGTAATGGAGACTCCAATGGAGACTCTAATGGTAACGGTGATGGCGGATCTGTAAGTGAAGGTTGGTCTGAGAAGTACAAAAAGTCAATCGACTGCGATAATCCAAAAGGTTTTTCGCAACGTGCTCATTGCCAAGGACGCAAAAAGAAACTTGATGAGGAGAGACTACGTAAGTGGTTCCTAAGTAAATCGAAAGATGGAAAACCTGGTTGGGTTGATGTTGTAGATGGGGATGCATGTGCTAGAGAGGAGGGGGAAACCGCTACTCCTAAGTGTGTATCATCTGAAAAGCGTGCTTCGATGAGTAAAAAAGAAAGACTTGCTGCTCAGGCAAGAAAGCGCCGTAATGATCCAAATCAACCTGAAAAGTCAGGCGCTGCAAAACCAACATACGTTAAAACTGATTACACCCCAGAAGGCGACATGGATCTCCAAGAAGTAAAAGATAAACCAGGCAAAGGTAGCGGAAAAAAAGATGCCTGCTATCACAAGGTCAAATCACGCTATAGCGTTTGGCCAAGTGCTTATGCTTCTGGAGCACTTGTAAAGTGTCGCAAAGTTGGTGCTGCTAATTGGGGAGAAAGCACTAACGAAGAAAAAGATCACGAAGTTTCTATGGCACAATCTCAGTTAAAGAAATCTGAGAGAAACATCGCTAAACTAAGAAAAGCTTTAGGTAAGAAAGAACGTAATATTCCCGCTTGGGTCCAAGCAAAAATTACTGATACTGAGCATAACATGGATGCTGCTGCAGGGTATATGGATGAAGCATCCAAGAAGTGTTGGAAAGGTTATGAGAAAAAAGGAACTCAAAAACTCTTTGGCAAGACATACAACCGCTGCGTGAAAAAAGAGTCTGTTTCCGTTGAGGACGCAAATGGGAATCATTATGCTGAATTTATTGATATCATCAAACCAGAACCATTGAAACCATCAAAGGGTATTGGTAGTGAGTTACTTGGTGAGGGTAATCCAAGTATGGATATCAACCCTGGAGCTCACAATAAGCTCAAGAAAATGAACAAGATCAGAAACCTAGTCAAGCAAGGTACTGGTGGGGAACAAGGAGCAGCTGGCGCTGCTCTAAAAAGAATGGGTGGCGGCGTTGAATTGCCTTTAGCGAAAAGTGATAGCAAAAAGAAACTTCAGTTAGCACATTACGAAGTATCGAACTGGAGAGCAGAACTTGCAGAACAGTCACCAACCTGGCCAACCAAAGGACCAGAACAAAACAATAGAAGAATTGAAGAAACTGCTGTATCTAACACAACAGCATCAAGCGAAGAGGTTGGAAATGCCAACCCACGACCAATCTTTGATCGAGTAATGGAAGATTGGCAGAAAGTCAACAAGTCGGATAAAACTGACGGTATGAGTCCCGCAGCAGTTAAGGCATATCGTCGTGAGAACCCAGGTTCCAAACTTAAGACTGCTGTAACTGGTGATCCAAAACCAGGTAGTAAGGATTCTAAGCGCAGAAAGTCCTTCTGTGCCCGCTCTAAGGGGCAGCAAGACATGCATAACATCGATTGCTCTAAAACCCCCGATAAAGCAATTTGTAAAGCCCGTCGTCGCTGGAAGTGCTGATCAATGAAAAGTTTTAAACAGTTTTTATCCGAAAGCATCACCATCAATGGTGACTTTAATGGAACCCTCAACATTGGGAGTTCTCAACCAGAACAACCACAAGAATCTTTCTTTGCTGATGTTGTCTGGGAAGGAAAGATGTATCGTCTAGAAGTGGAAGGTGCAATGCTTTCTAAGAATGAACTCGCAGAACAAATCCAAGATGAATATCCTGGAGCGATTGTTCATCAGATTTATCCTGGTCATGTAAATACTTCTAGAATCAAAAACGCACAAAGGTATCAACCAGAAAGACTAAGTTGGAGTGATTAATGGCTCAGTGGAATAAGAACACACAGGACTTTCTAAACCAAGAAAGATCCCTATTTGAGGTTTTCCAAATTGCTG